GAATAAAGCGTATTTGTAACGCTTTGGCCTATTGGTAAATTTCCCAAGTCCAAATTTTCTAGCGCGTTCACTTCATCTTGGCTTGCTGTGTAAACAATGCCGTTCGATACGTCAAGGTCCAGGTTTGCGTTTTGTTCCTCTATCGGTATAAGTGTTATGCTTTCGCAATTTGTAACAATTTGAAGTGGCGCGGGATCGTCTATGTCGTTGTATTCCCACTCGTAGTCAGGGAATGCGCCGCCGCCCACCGCGTTTTTGTGCGCTTCGTAGTAATTGTTGGAAGCGTCAAATTCTAGGTATACTTCCCCGCTTATTCCTGGGTCTTCAACTATTGCCGAAATTCTGAATTTTGTCTTCCAATAATAAAGAGAAGAAAAGGAAGATACGCTGCTCAGATCTGTTGGACCGTAAGAAGTCCCGAACTGATTGGTCGGCTCGTTGTTTGTTATCAAGCCCACCGCCATTGCGTTGTTGTTTACTGGATTTTCCATTGGCGCATTGTAGCCCCTGTATATTGTAATACTTGTCGGGGTACTTGACCAGCCGAGCGCGTTGTTTCCGTTTCCAGAAGTCAAATATTTTGTGGTCGAGCCGTCTGTTATTCTGATTTTTAAAGTTCCAGTGCTCAGGACCGACCCGTCTATAATTGTCCAATTTGAATTGGTGAACGTTATGTCGTCCTTGTCTATTTTCTCGGTGTGTTTTGCGTAAAAATCAAACTGAAGTGTTCCCCCGTCCGCCGATTGAATAGAACCGCACAAAAATTCAGTTGTAAGATTTTGACCTTGTGAAATTGAAAAATTTGAAAAGCCGCCAATGTGGTTTGCGCTTACTTTTTTTAGTGCTGGTTCGTAATTTAAAGAAGAACCCGCCAACAAATGATTATCAAAGCCCGAAGCGTAAAGCGGCTCGATTGTGTTTAAATCGTAGTCCGTGTCGTCGTTGTTTAAATATTCCCAGAATTTCAACGTCCCGAGCGCATTATCTACCAAGCTGTTCGGCTGGATAAAATTATATTTACCCTCAGCCAGAAAGCCGACCATGTTTAAGGCTTTGAGCATTTCGTTCAAAACGTCAAAAGGCAAGTACTCGAACGGGTTGTTGCTCGGGTCTATTAAATTGTTGTCGGTCATTGTCGTTGGTGGGGAAACCGCACCTTTTGCAATTTTGTAAATTGTTGCGGGATCTGTGCTGTTTGACCAGTCGCCAGGCCGCCACCAGTCCATGCTAATTCTAACGGGTCGGTAATTTTCGGGCGATGGTGCGTTTATTCCGTCCGTGATTTTCATGTCGTTCATGAAGTCGCAAAAAATATCCTTGATAGAATGAAGCCCGCGCTTTTCTGTTTCGTTTGCGAAGTAAGCTTTGTCCCCTTTTCCATAGAAGCCGTAGCTGTCTGTGCTTGTTAATCTATACACATAAGGGTAGCCCGTGTTTTGGATCTGGTCAAAAGCTGGCTGAACCCAGCCGTACCAATCAAGGTTTCCACTTTTATAAATTCTTATAAAAAAATTGTTGTAGCCTTTTTCTAGCGTGTCTTTTATAAAGGCTTCTTCGTCGTCGTTTTTTACTAAGTAATTAATGACGCATTCAGAACCGAGAAAAGTTCGGTTTCTTGTTCCGCCTTGTCCGTTCCAAGTTATGGTAAAACCCTCGCCTTGCATGTTGAATTCCTGAACTGGTGCGAAATATCTTTTTAAAATAATACTTCGAACGTCCCCGTCAAATTGTGAAGTCGGGTCAAGTGCTAGGCTCGTTCCGTTTGCTGTTAAGTTGAAAGTGTGCGTTCCGTTTGTTTGTAATACTGAACTTGTAGCCGAGCCAAGCTTTACCAAAAGTGCGCCCGTAGTCCTGTTTGCGATTTCTATCTCTACTTCGTATTCAACACCAGAAATTACGGCGTCGCCTGTTAAGTAATCATAAATTAACGGGTCGCCAGTTGCGCCAGCTGTGTGTCTTGCTGCGCCTACTCCGCCCGAACTATTCCAAGCCCAGCCCGCCGCATTGTTCCAATAGAAATCAAAACCCGTTGAATTCGTAAACTCTCTCGCCAAAGCGTTCGGCCCTGGGTATAGCGTGTCTGTTCCGTCTGGTTCTTTGTCTGCGTAATCTTTCTGCCAGATCTCAACTACAAATCCTGTACCCTTGTCGCCTACTAAATTTTGGCTTTTTCTTTTTCCAAATTGTAGCGCCATTATCTTCTCGCTTTTCTTCTGTTTGCCCTGTCAAAAACTATAAGCAAGTCGTCCCCAGATATTGTAACTTCTGGAATTGCTGCCCCGCCTACGTTTTGGTTTGGTATAATTGTTCCCGATTGCCCAGCCATGAAAAGTTCGGGACCTTTCTCGCCTACCATGTAAGGTTTGCCCGCGGTAACTGCACCGCCTTTTGATTTTCCAGTTAGTCCACCAGTGAGCAAGCCCATAAAATTTGTAGCACCTCCGCCCGCAGCTTGGGTTGCACCCAATCCAGGAATAAGAGAAAACAAAGCCGCCAAAACTGCCGCTTTTATTATCATTGCCATTATCTGTTTTGCCAACCCTTTGAAAATTTCACCCATTGAAGTTAGAAAATTCTCACCGCTTACAACTGCGGTGGCGAAGCTGTTCGCGAAATCATTAGCCATGGCAAGGCCGAACTCCTGGGTTGCGCTTTTTAGTGCGTCGGTCTGTTCTTTTAATTTCACCAAGGTTGCGCCGTAAGTCGTGTCGATTACTTCAGCTTCTTCTTCCCAGTCTGGAAAGTCGTCAAGATCGTCAGGCACAATAATTGGGCTAGAACCTGTGTCCACATTTGTTTGTTGTGTTCCACTTCCAACGCCCAAACCTGAACCCAACCCGAAAAGCGCGTTCTTGGTTTTTGTTGCTGCGTTACTTATCGCCCTTGAAAAGCTGCCGAATTCGTTCTCGTACTCGTTGGTCTCTACTTTTAATTGTTCCAACCCGTCGGCCATGGTTTCGAAAGGGTTGCCGATTGGATCTTTTCCGAAATAATCTAGAACAGAATTAAAGCCTTTAAGTATTAAGCTGTAAGGGTTGTACTCTATGAACCATTGCAACATTTGAATAAGCGCGTTCTTCCACCAACCAACGTCCGAGAACCTTTCTTTGAACGCTTCTAAATTGTCGATAACATAAATCACGGCAGCTGTCAAAGCTGCCAAGCCAGCGACAACTGCGCCAAGTGGACTCATAAAAAAGCCAACCACCGAAACAAGCGAACCAAACAAAGTGACAAGCGGCCCAATACTTGCCAACACACCCCCCAGTGTAATTATTGCAATTTTTAAACCGCTGTCCAGATTGTTCCACGCGGTTATTCCTTTGTCTATGAAATCTATTAAGCTATTTAAAACAGGAATAAGCAAGCCGCCGATTTGTTCCATGAGATCGCCAAACCTATTTTGTAATTGTTTAAGACCACCCGCACCAGCTTGCGCGGCTGCTACCGCTTGTCCTTTGAATTGTTGTTCTAAAGCTTTGGCCGCACTGTCTAATCTTTCAGAACTTCCAACGGCACCCTCGATTTGTATTCCGTAACGGCTCAAAGCGTTCGTACTACTACCCACCGATTTCGCGACAAGATCCGCCGCGGCTGTTAGGTTCATTCCTTTTGCGGTGGCCATGTCTTGAACTAAAGGCGTCAGCCTTTTTATTGCTTCTTCTTCGAGACCCATTGAAGCTAACATAGACTGCGCCGCCATGGTTTCTTCGTCCCCAAAAATTGTAACTTTTTGCAGTTCCTGAGCTTGGGCCGTTAAACTTTTAAAGGCTGCTTCGTTTCCTTTTAAACTGGTCCGAAGTTTGGCTTCTGCTTTTGCTTGGGTGTCGAATGCTTTTATACTTGCGGCGGCAAAACCAACCAAAGGTGCGGTCAGGCTCATTGTCATTGCCTTTCCTGTTTTTTTCAAATTTGCCGCGGTACGTTTAAAGCTTTTCTGGACCTTAACCATTTTACTTTGGAAGTCCGTAATATTCGCGCCGAGCTTTATGCTTACTTGTCTAGCCATTGTTTTTTCGTTTCATTAGCTTGCTTCGTTCGCTCAAATATTCTAGCCGCTCTTTTGTCATTGCTTTTTGTTCTTGTTTTTTGTCCCAGTCAAAAGGCCACAAAATTTCTGGTCTTATTCCTTTTCCTTTTTTTGTGTGCGGCGTGATTAAAGTTGTCGCAAGCATTCGGAATTTTTCCCAGTCGGCCCGCTCGTTTCTTGTTTGTAATTGTTCAAAGCCAGCGAGCTTGTTTTGAAATTCCCGCGGCGTTAAGTCGTAAAGTTCACAAGGGGACAACCCCAGCCAACCCAGGCCAATTTCTTCCAGGTCGTCAAAAGTTTTCGCTTGTTCTCTTTCTACTTCATCGCCTTTTTTTTTCTCTTTCCTTTTTCTGGTTTGGCCAAGCTATCCTGAAAAACTCCCAGAACTTTTTCCATCGCTTCTTGGTCGTTGTCTAATAAGTCGGCCACGTCGTCTATTGACAATTCAAAATCTGTACCCATTGCCCTTGCGCCGTCTTTCAGTCCCGCCCAAACTAAAGCGAGCGCTTGTGTGATTGAAATATTGTCGCCAAGTTTGGCTAGATCGTTAAGCGTTGTGCCAGTGGCTTCGCTGAAAATTCGCAAAGCTGCAAACCCGTATTTTACGGGGTAGTCCTTGCCGTCTATAAAAATTGGTTTTGCTTTCATTGTTAGTTTGTTTTTTTATGTGTCGCCCTCAACTACTCCACCGCTTGCGGCGAGCACCATTCTATATTCTGCCCCTACTTCGTTTTCGCCTTTTAATACCAGGGAAACAATAATCCCGTCCCCGTAATAATAAGAACCCGAACCGCTGCTTTTTTTAAACTGAAAAAAAACTTCTAGCGCTTGGTCCAGATTTGCGAACATGTCCATGAAGCCGCCGAACTTGAAATTCTCGTAAAGAGAATCACAAGTAAGCGTAAAACTTTTAGAGCCTAAGAATTTATCAGCCCAGGCTTCGGAGTCTTTATTCGTTCGGTCTATTTCTTCGGCTTCTGTTTCTATTTCACAAGAAGTAGAAAACGCCACGGGAATATAGCCGAGCGGGTTTCGCTTTACGTAAACTTTCAAGTCCGAACCGTTCAGCAACATTTACGAAACTGTGTCTTCTGTTAAAACTCCCGAGCCTGTTATTGTTACCGAATATGTCGCCTGATCTTCTGTTCCGCCGTTTACACTTAGCGAAGTGATATAGCCCTGGCCGTGATAATATTTGTTTCCAGATGAAGACCCCGCCAC